AGAGAAAAAAATATATTAAAGTTACAGTTGAGTGTAGGGTCATCCCACCCTGCACTCCTACCCTACACCCCGACTTTTTTCTTATTTTCTTATTTCGGGGGTTTATTTCCCCATTAATGATTTATGTGTAGGGTGTGTAGGGTGTGTAAGGTAAAAGGCAAAGAGTTTGGTGGAGAAGTAACGATAGGCATCTCTCTATAATATAAAGTTACAGAGACCCTACACCCTACACCACCCCACACTACCAGTCATACTGTCAATGTCAAAATGAATAACTTTAATATTTTTTTATCGGTCTATCGTATAGAATGATGTACCATTATCCAGAAGTGTTTGAGGACGAAACAATTGAAGCGTTGGAAGGTGGATTTATATCAAAATCTGAAAAAAAAAAGTTGGCTTACGAGATGAGACCCATTACGAAAGAGAAAATGAGAGAAAGTTATTTAGACCTTGCTGACGAAGAGTCCATTCCCCCCGAATCATCTTTGAAAGGAAACAAGTTTGTTGATTACTTTACTTTTCAATTTAGATTAGAGACAGTCGGTAAGAACGGTATTTCGTTTTGGGATTTCTGGGAAAACAAATCACACTATTTGAAGAAGCAATATGTCAAGAATTTATTGAAATTCAGAGCAGATAAAAAGTTGATTAATAAAATGTATCCCATTTTTAGACTCTATTACGGGTCGGTCGGAATATTTAAACCCGTTCTGGCGATGAATATCTACGACCGTTATAAACCTAAATCAGTATTGGATTTTACAATGGGATGGGGGGGAAGACTTGTCGGTGCGTCCGCTTTGGACGTCCCGTCTTACATTGGGATTGATATGAATCCTCAGTTGGAACAGCCTTATAAAGAAATGGTAAAGGAACTGAAAACATTGGGTTCAAAGACCAAGATTAAACTCATTTTCAAAGACGCTCTAACGGTTGATTACTCCAAGTTGAATTACGATTGCGTATTCACGTCTCCGCCGTATTATAATACTGAACTCTATATTGGAAGTAGGAGGATGACAGAAGCCGAATGGAATGAAAACTTTTATATTCCGATATTTAGTAAGACGTTTAAGCATCTTAAAACGGGAGGATATTATATTTTGAATATTCCCATATCGGTATATGAAAATGTCTGTGTTGGACTGTTTGGAAAGGCTCACGAAAAGATACCAATGTTTGCACCACGCCCAACAAGTAATAAGTTGAAACAAGCCGAATATAAAGAGTACATCTACGTCTGGCGAAAATAATAATGGACTCACCCCATTAAAAAAAGGTTTTTTATTAAGTATTAACAAATATAGCATCTATTTATTTCAAATTTTAAGGGGTGTTCGCATTACAACCTTTCCAACGATTTCAATGAATTTTTGAAAGCCGTCCATATCCCACTTACCCCCTTCACCCGATTCAACCCACCCAAAACATTCGCACCCAGAATCAGTACGGATAAAAGAGTTTCTGTCTCCAAAGAGCCGAACGAACGTTGAAGCGTCAAGGCTGGTGCTAATTGGAAAGAACCATTTACGGGTCTCCCCCGCAAAGTCTCTGGTAAAATCTATCAATGTGTCTTTCGCCTGATTGACTGTGTGAAGTTCAAAGCAGTGGGCTTTGCCACAAGGACAAGACATTACGTTGTAGCCCAAGCGACTGCCGAATCCGAACGTTTTTAATAGCCTTGCATTGGTATGACAGAGATTATTCAAGCATATCGGAGTGATTTCAATACACTGCATTTTATCTGCTATCTGGTTGGGTAGGTTGTCTCTCTTTACACATTTACTATTGAAACTATCGGGGAATTCTTTGGCTTCTTGTCTCCACTGCTTTAATATCCTCATCGCCTCAGCCAAGTCAGCCTTACCCGCTTCCGTGTGTAGATACGCTTGGTATTGCGTCTTGATATGCTTAACTTGTTCCTCGGTAGGGGTCATTTTGAATTTCGGTTGTCTCTTGAGTGTGTATATGCTTAGAAAAGTATTTCATTTTTTTTTCAATTTTGTCGTTTTTCCCGTTAGGGGATTGAATAAAAAACTTTTCAGTTAAATAAACAATAACAGTGTGACTACAAACTTGAAAAAAAGTATTTCATTTTTTTTCAATTTTGTCGTTTTTTTCAGTTAAATAAACAGTAACAGTATGACTACAAACTGGAACTAATAACTAATAAAGCCCCTCTCTCTTCACAATGGAGGAAGCCTCGGGCAAAGAAACGCCACGCTGTTTCATTATTTGTGAAACCAACATCTGTCTGCTTCCACCCGATTTAGCCCCACCCGAATGAGCCCCACCAATCTTTCGTGGAGTGTAAGTGACGGGGTTAGCACCATATATTTGTCTCCCGCCGTCCATCCTTTTTGCTTCTTGAAGGTTTCCTTTAAGGTATTTCCGAGGTCGTCCTCTTGGTCGTCCTGCAGCAACGAGAGCAACCTCGCCCGCAACTTCCGCTCCTTCAAGCATACCAGCGTCTACGGCAGGATTCGTTAAAGCACCGACCAGATATTGTGTCCCGACACCTGTTGCTACAGAAGTGCCGACTTTTCCGAGAGTACTTCCGAGGGATTTGCCTATTTCTCTGCCGATGTGTTTCTTCCCACCAGAAGGTTCAGACTCACCTTCCATTGCGTTTTTAAGTGATTCCTTCAACATCTTAATAGCAATATCCTTTACAATAGGTAGGGCAATTTTGAGAGCCTCTTGTGCTACTCTCTTTGTAGCAGGGTGACTAATGACTTTTTTTGCAAAGGCTTTAGCCCCTTTTTTCCCACCAGACATCTCAGCCCCTTCGGTTTCTGCCCCAGAAGTCATTAACGAAATAATAGCCTTCTCCAATGCCTTTGTTGCTGCCTTTGTCACAATCGGGACACCAACTTTGAGTGCAGTTTTACCAACCTGTTTTCCAATTTTTCCATATTTGATTTTTCCGCCAGAATAAGATGTCCCGCCTTCCATATCCATACAATGCATACCACCCATTGCTGGACTACCAAGAGGAAACGGTTCAGGTCTTTCAAAGCCAGACGCTATATTGTTACCAGACTGGATATATTTACGTGCAACAGTTCCAACTTTTGTATTGTTGGCTTGCTTCGCTATTTTAAGTGCTTCTGGGAAACTATAATCGTACGACATTTATTATAATATTACAATAGATAATAAATATTTAAAAATGTATTTATTATTTATTATATTGACATTTCTCTCAAATAACTTTATTTAAAATGCTAAACTGACCTGTAAGTTTCTTCATTGGTGATGATTTTACTTTTTTTATTGCTAAAGGTTTTACTTTCTTTTCTTGCATTCCTTCACCGAAGAAGCCTAATGCTTTAATTTTTTTAGGGTGTTGTCTCGGCATCGTAACTCCTTTTTTTAATCCTGCACCAGTCATTTCTGGTCGTCTAATTAATCCCGTAGCTTCTGAATGCTCTCCACGTTTGCCTAAAAAGGGCGTAGACCGCAGAGGATGACCCCGTTCCATTTCATCAACTAAATAATTCATTTCGTGACTTACTAAAGTTCCATTGCTTCTTAATGATGAACCACCCACCGAATAGCCACCCCCCATATCGCCAATCTCCAAATTAAATTGAGATTGACTTCGGGCAGAACCCTCGCCCTCCTTTATTTTTCCAAAGTTTAAATCGTGCCTAAATATTTGTGGCTGGATATTAGAAGGTACGTAAAACCTGTCTTTAATTAATTGAATCCTAAAAAGGTGGTTCAACAACTCTCTATTTTGTGGGGTGTCTTGATTTGCGTTGTAGTTATTAATCATTCTATATTATAACAAAAGATTATTTTTAAAAATTAAAACAAAAAATCAAATCAGCAATAACGTCCGACACCAGAGCCTTGCATTTCCTGAATTGGTAACATTTGCGTGGGACTGCGAGAAGTTGCTCTTGACACCATTTTCTTAAACGCTCCAACATTACCCATTTTCCCTCCCACCATTCGTGTGTATTCAGGTATCTCAACAGACGGCACATTCTGCGTGGTAGCAGTATCTACCACCATCTGTCTGGTTAGGATACCAGTATAGACGGCGGACGACCCGTTCTGATTCACCATTATTCCAGAGTTAGCCGTAATGATAACAATCTCAGGAGTAATCGTAGAACCGTAAGGATTTGTAACATTGAGAGTGATTTGGAAATTGAACTGTCCGATTGACCCTGATGAAAGCATTGCGGGTAGAGAGAGACACTGACTGGGTGAAAGCACCAAAAGTGACCCAGTGGTTGAAACAAGCGAACCCACAGAGGTTGCGGAGTTGTTTAGTGCTTCACCATTAAACTCAAGGAAAGACTGACTGCTTCCCGCCTCACAACTTAACCGCCACAGGTCGTAAGGAGTAGCGGTGGATAGAAGACCGCTCTGGTTATTGAGAGAAATTTGTATAGAATTAATCTTGAAGAATGAATCACTATCAGCGGTCGTCTGGGAATTCATCGGCTTACGAACACATATGATAAATTTGTCGGGGATTTGATTGAGTTGCAGATTTGCAGAAGTGATTGAGGTAGAAGCCAACGAGGCAACAGAGTTAGTAGCAGTAGTGAGATAGCGAGGATAAGACATATAGGGGACAACCGAACGAGACGGGATAAGGTCAGTGGATTGTGTGGATAGGAAATTGATTAACATTTCGCATTGTCCTACGAATGGGTTTGACGAGCCACCATACACACCGAGACTGACTGTGGATGTGAAACCAGCCCCACTTCTAAAAATACGCTGTCCCGAGTTTAGTTGGGCTACCAAGTTGAGAGTATTGATGCCAACAAGACCGCCTAAATTGTATTCAGGATTTGAAAAGATAAAAGGGGACAGAAAAATAGGTTCAATTAGGTCATATGAAAGTTGAGCGATAACGAAGTTACCAGTAGTCACAATGACTTCGGGGGTTGCCGTTACGACAACGACCCCTGCACTGGTATATTGAGTGAGTACGACGGAGTTAGGAGGAAACGCTCCACGAGGAACTTGACAAACATCGTAAGAAGCAGTGTTGAAACCCGCCAAGGGGTTGTTATTGGAGAGTGTGGCATCCGAGTAGTTAAGGTAAGCTTGGTCGGGTAGCGTGGGTGTCCCCGAATTCCATCGGTATAGTTCTCTACTGTCGTTCATACGAAGCAACTGGGGAAGAATATCGCCAATGGTTTCAGACACGTTGGTGTTGTTGATTTGAGACGACAATGTATTAAACAACATTGTTAGAGGGAACGGGGCAAGAGAATCAGTTAAGCCTAAATTAAACACCGTATCTCCTGCAAGTCCTCCTGTAATATTTAAGTGAAAACTAAAGTCCTGAGCACGAATATAAACTTCACGATTGACTACAATAGACTGGCTTGGGATTTGGACGTTGAAGACTACACTGGAACTCGTAGCAGAAACGGCTTGGAACTGTTGAAATGTATTGTTACTTGCTCCTTGGGTAACGGCATATACTTGCTTATCAGTAATCTGCGAAAGTTTTGGGTCACGTAGCAAACAAGTAGTAAAGTCTGTCATTATATATAGAACGGAAGAAAAAAAATTTCTAAACAATACCGCCTAAATATCTTCCTGTCCGTAAATTGCTGAAACCTTGGTGAAAAGCATTTTGATTGTTGCTGACGACCCCGAGCCAAGATATAAAGGTGTCAAGTCACCCAGTTTATTTCTCCAAAATACGGACAGTTGGATATTGCTTAAAGGACTTGACCCCGTGAGTGAAACTCGCCTATATTCTGCACTTGGACTATACTGAAGATTTGGTTTGTAGCACAAATCTCCACTCTCTAAATCAGTCAGCACCAATGCAAAATTACTATTATTTCCACTGGCGTTCGTTAAGATATTTCCTTCGGCAAATATAAGCGGAGACGACAGTTGATTTGGAATAACTGGAATCGTGCTGGTTGTAAAGACAATTGACGAGACGGGAGTCCAATTTTCAATAGTGGAATACTCCTGAAAGACTTGTGTAAATAAGACTGCAGTCGGCGGTACAGAGGTTAATGAACCTGTGACGGGATAACTAATCTGGTTTGACCCCCCGAAATTACTGGCAAGTATCTGGAACGTAGCCCCCAAAGGAGCAGTATAACTTGTAAGATTTGCTGGGAAACTACTAAACAATCCAAACAGGGGGGCATTGAAAAAAAGTTTAACTGCATTGGGATTTACAACGGGAGGAGAAACTGCTTGGTTGTAAGTGTCAAAAAAAGCAGATGGTAAAGATAAGGAACAAGTCTGGTTGTCAGGATTAAATTGAATGATGGGAGGCGTTGTTCCGCAGACCGTAGCAGGGGTCTCTCCACCTGCGGTGATTTGATTGCTTAAATCGTTAAAGCAGGTTTCTAAGGTTCTAAGGATATTATTACACCACCACGTAAAAGAAAAACAGTAATAATAGTCGGAGCTATTGCTCTGTAAATTGTTAGCGGTGGCAGACGGCGGACTCGGCACTGGTGTGGTTGTATTCTGTGGATTCCAAGTGATGAAGGTCTGTTGGGTGTAAGTAACGTTTGTTACAGCAGATGTCACTTGTAAAGTAACGCTATACACAGTAAGGTTAGGGTCAGTGTTATAAACCAAAGGAGCAGAGAAGATTTGAATAATTGGAATGAATAAGGGCAGTGCTTGTGTCTCTAATGAAAACCGAACAACACTTAAATTATAATTCCCTGTGTTTGGTATAACGGGCGAGTTTCTATTTTCGTTAAAGTTAATCGGAATTGGGGCTGTTTGGGCTGATAGCAGATTTGTAACAATTAAATCTAAATAAACATTATCAGGGTCTTGAGGGACTTTTGAAACTTGACGGGTATTCACACGACTCATTATACATTTGATTGAGATTATTTATTTCTAAATTGGGTGCGGTAGATATGCGTGTATATATGCTTATACCATATTATAAACGTAATTAAAATTTGGATTATTACTGTATTGTAATAATCAAAATATAATATAAAAACCTGAAAATAGGTTTTTACATATCATTTAATAGGTAAAATTTATAAATTTTACCTTGTAGAGCATATGTAAAAATATAAAAATACATTTTATATTGTATTTACATTATTACACTGGGAAAATCTCGGCTCAATGATGAACTGTTGATGGATTTATAAGCATCTGGCTTTTTCAACTGGATAGGTTTCAGTTCGCCTATCGGGATAAAAAGATAATCCATCATATCTGCTACTTTATTCTCTCTTGAATAAAGCTTTCTCTCAAATGTATCAAATAAAGTCTTATCGTATTTGATATAGCAGAGTTCGTCCGTGAAGGAGAATAAAAAATATTGGGCTTTGGAACAGTCTTGAATTTTGTTACACGTCAAGAGGGTTGTAGGGTAGCAGGTCTTGCTTACCTTTCTTGTCTTCAACTCAAAGAAAGCGTTATCGTTATAGAAATCGTATTTACAATATTGCTTCACTGTCTCTTTCAGGTCGTCCCCGAAATGTTGCTTCAAGATTGGATACACTCTCTTCTGATTCGCTGTTCCGAATAAATAATCTGCGTGGTAGTGTTTTGACATTCTATATATTCCCTAAATATAATAAATCGTAGAAATCTAATGTATAACAATTTAAATGATTTATTTAGCGAAAATAAACTCTTCTGATATATAAATGAGTATTACAATTTCTGATAAAAGAGAATTAGACAAGAGAGCAATGGAGTATATGTCGGATTCAGATTTAGCGAGGTATTTTCCCAACAACCCTGACCCCAACCCTATTATTAAGTATCACGAACTCGCAGATGTGAAAGATATTTACGAATTGTTGCCTAAGGACGGCTCATTTAAAATTATCTTGGTGGAGATGAGACACAACGTCGGACATTGGACGGCACTTTGTCGCACCAAGAAGCAGATAATTTATTTTGATTCTTATAGCAACAAGCCAGACGGACAGTTGAGATATATTAAGGCATTCTGGAGGAAGATTCTCGGGCAAGATGACACTTATTTAACCAAGTTACTCAAAGCGGTCAATGATAGGGAGGTGGTCTGGTCTAAAAATCGTTTTCAGAGTTTGAAGGGCGGAACGGCAACGTGTGGGAGATGGTGTATTCTTTTTTTAAATTGCGTATTAAATTTTGGCTACGACATTCCAGAATTTGAAAAGTTTGTCAAGCACAATTGCGAGGCATTGGGACTTACACCCGACCAACTGGTGACCCACTGGATTCATTAATATTTTATAGAAAGTTATAATATTAATCATACTAAATCATTTAGGTCAGTCCGTGATTCCATTTGTTGGGGCGGATGGATACGGTCAAATTCGTGTTCCTTTCTTTCTTCCACAATATCCCGCTCTATCACCAGACCGCAAAGTCTGACACTCTTACACTTGGACTTGTAGCACATTCGGGCAAGAGATAGAAAGCACCCGACCGAGGTGGTGACGATTAAGGATAAGAATACTTCGGTTACCATTTATAGTATGTATATATTTTAAGTAGTTGCTACATTAACTACACAGTCCTCGTCCAAATGGGATTAAAAACTGGAAATATAATCTAATGGTATAATATAAATGGATTTAGGCGATATTTTTACAAAGAAGAATATTACAGAGAGTTCCAAGAACTTGTATATGAAGAATCTTATACGCCTGAATGGTGGGCTACCGATTAAGGATTTGAAATTCTTGGCGGATGAGAAGGCAGTTATAGAAGGACTTAATGCTAAATACCGACCCAACACAGTTAGGTCATACGTCATTTCTATTGTCTCTCTCTTAAAGTGTATTGACGACAAGAAGTCCAAGAAGTTATACTCGGCTTACTACCCGTATTTAGAAGCGTTGAATAAGAGTTTGAAAGAGAACACTACCAAGACTGAAAAAGAAGAAACTAACTGGATTTCGCAGGACGACGTTAAGGCGAAGTTTGAATCGCTCTGCCCCATTGTTGGCTCACTTCAAAAGAAGAAAAAGATTACTGGGGAAGAGTGGTCTAAATTGTTTGACTGTCTTGTTTTAGGACTATATACCTTACAAGCCCCGAGACGAAATGCCGACTATCAAAAGATGATAGTCTTGAAGAAGAATAATCCCGAGATTTTAGAGAAGATGAATGTCTTGGATTTAGAGAGGAATAAATTTCTATTTTCTAATTATAAAACAGCGGGAACATACCGAATTCAGGAAGTGGATATTAATCCCGAGTTGAGAGCCATTATAGACTTGTATCTGAAATTCCATCCCTTGAAGAAGGACTTAAAAGTCGGGTTTCCGTTGCTGACTGATTTTGAAGGGCGACCTTACGCAAACAATAACGATATGACTCGCATTCTCCACCGCATTTTTGATAAAAAGATTGGCTCATCAATGCTACGAAAGATATTCCTTACAGACAAATATAAGGATACAATGGAGGATATGAAGGACGACGCTCAAAAAATGGGTAGTTCTACGGAGACGTTTCAAAACCAATACATTAAAAAGGATTAAGACGGGGGTATATCATTAGATTATATTTCCAGTTTTTAATCCCATTTTTTTATATTTGTATAGAATATAACAGATGTCTCTATCCACCTATTATCTGAATCAACGAATATCAATCCTTCAATCGGAAATAGACGGCATCGTTAGTGGAGGTGTTCCAACCACTTCCGATTTAGATGTAGTCCTTACCAATGGAAACAGTGCGGGAACAAGTGACATTGATATGAATGCAAATGACATCTTGGCAGTAGATAATATTGACCTTGTTACCATCAATGGTTTAGCATATCCGCCTCTTGTTTCTACAATTGATATAACAGATAATAATACAAGTGCTGTTTTTTATCCAGTTTTTACTAATGGTGCTGGTCTTGCTAAAACTTTATATGCGGACACTACAACTACACCAATTTCAGTAAATCCTTCTACTGGTGCTTTTAATGTTGTTGATACTTTAAAACTCGGTAGTAATAATGTTGGACTGGGAAAAGGAGCAGGAGTAGGTCAAGGTCAAGGTGGAATAGCAATAGGATTTAATTGCGGAACAAGTCAAGCAATTCAGGCAATAGCAATTGGAGCGAGTAGTGGTTTTTCAGGTCAGGGTGATTCGGCAATTGCGATTGGAGCAAAGGCAGGGCAGGGCGACCAAAGCGGTTCGGCAATAGCAATTGGTTTAGGGGCAGGAAACGATAGACAATTAGACGACGCAATAGCAATTGGAAGGGACGCAGGATTTGCAAAACAAGGAACAAATAGTATAGCAATTGGTACTAAATCAGGAAATGTTTTACAGAGTGCGAATAGTATTGTTATTAATGCTACTGGTGGTGTTATTAATGGGGATTTAGGAGTGAGTAGATGTTATATAGCACCTATAAGAGGTGTTGCTCTTGGACTGGGTGTTGGAGTTGTTTATTACGATACAACAACTTTTGAACTACAATACTCTACTACTTAAAATATACGGGACATTTATTTCAGCACTAATTACCTACGAAGTATAGAATAAGTTGTTTTTTATATATATTAAAAAAGGACTTAAAGCCCGAATCTTACATTGCGTGTAGGGAGTTGAAATCACGGAATGAATCACAACCACAATCGTGACGTTGGCTATAACAATCCATTCTGCTACCGCCAATTGAACCAAATGGGTTGTACCCGTCGTCTTCGTAATCAAAGTCTCCTTTTGCTTCCATCTCTGCTTCCATCTCTGCAAGAATTCTTTCTTGTTCCTCGTAATATTGCTTAACCATATCCGTTATAAATTGTCGCTGTTCGGTGGGCGACTTACCAATCAGATAGGGTGGTAACTGGGCGACAAAATCTGCCTCGGACTCCAAGTCAAAGCGTATCGGTTCTAACGGTGTCTGTCTCGCAAGTTGGGCTTCAAGTCTCGCAAGGGTAGCAGGGGTCATTTGCTCTCGGGTCTTTCTACCCCCTTCCATTTCCATCTGATAAAATAAGAGGGTCTCATCTATTTGTCCTATTAAAACATCAAACATTTCAGCCATTCCGTGCTGTTCTATCAATCCATCAATATAATTAGATAGTCCTTCAAGTCTTGAAACCAAGACCTCATCGGGTTCATCTAATCCTGTTATTTGATTATATAGGGCAGTCAGACCTTCTATTTCCATTAATAGAAAGTTGTGGGTTGCTTGTTGGACTGCTTGTGGGGTGGCTGATTTTATCCCGCCTCTGGGTGCGCCGATATTTCTGGGGCGTATGGGTCGTCGCTCCATATCGGCTGGATTCTGAATAGCAAGGAACCATCTCCTCATCTCAGCATCTTCGGCTCTTTGGATTTCTCTGGCTTGTCTTACAAGTTCCATCTCTCGTATCTCTTCGGCGGTGTAGGTTGAAAATACTCTGGGTGATATAGGGGATACTGCTCTGCGTCCTCCTTCGGTGGCTACTGAGTCGTAGTCAGAGTCAGACAAGAAATCTGGTTCAATAGAGCCGGTAGATGCGTTACTCATACTCTCACTTGAGGTATAGGCTTGTTCGTCAAAAAATATGTCTTCGTTCAAGGCTACTATCGTATCATCTATTTGAGTCGTTATATTAGTAAAAAATCCTTCACTCAATGTTATACTACCACTATCCACATTTTCAACTATTTCGTCTTCCAAATTCTTAAGATAATAACGTTGTGCGAACATTGTATCACCAGACCCTATTATTTGATTGTATCTTTCCGTCAGGTATTGTAGAAATGCTGTCTCTTCAATAGTAGCGCCACCCATCATTCTTCCTCGTCCAATCGGTTCATCGGGCAGTCTTGAAAGCACATCGGTAGAATGTTCTGAAATGAAATCTCGGTATCCACTTGGAATAGTCGTCTTGTTATTACTTGAAGCGATTCCAGAGAAGCCAGAGACTACATCACTGCCCGTCCGAATATCATACTGCTTGTCCGAAACCTTTTTCGTATCTACGGTAGGTTTATTGAGGGTGATAATTTCCTTACTGTTTTGACCTACTTCTTCGGCGATTTTCGCTCCAAGAGAGTGTCCTAATGTAGTCACGTTAGAAGCCCCGTATTTCGCCTCCGCCTGTTCTTGTATTTTTTGAGCGTGTCTAAACCTCTTGCCTCTGTATCCGACCAGTAGTCCAGTGTCATTGACAAGCCAGTCCTTTGACCCTTCTGACCCACGATGGACGACAACGGCTTGTCCTGTTTTGGGATTATAATAGACTTGGGCTTTTCCACCCGAAAGAGTATTATCAATCTGAAAATCTTGAAAGGACGACCGTCTCTGCTCGTATGATTTTTTTAGTAATGCTTGAATAGTGGATGGGTTCAACGAACCGCCTTTTAGCATATTTCTTTTCATTTATAGTATAGTTGGAGAAATTATTTTCCTTGGACTATATATAGATGTTGCCCCACTACCAAAACAGGACGCTGAATTACGAGAACCGAATCAAAAAGCAAGTTAATACGAGACTTAAAAAAAAGTATGCGAATGTAGCACCTGTTAATTTCACAGCCGTTAATACAGACGCTCAATACGTTTTTGATAATTTAGAAAAAATGCTGTTTTTAATATTTGCTCTATTACAGGAATCCCAGACCTACTTGTTTCAGGTTTCAAATCACAGTTCCGACATTGGAGAGATGAGAGATGATTACACAGTTCCGTCAAATATATCATATAGTAACGTTTATAATGAAGACAGTGTATTTAGCGACGGGTTCTCTGATGACAGTTATTTTGACAGAAATAGTCAGTTTCAAGCAAGACAAGATGACGATGATTCGCTATCGTCCTTTCGTGGAAATAATATTACTACCGCTCAAAAGGTGGTCTCTACAATCGGTCAGTTTAGAAGTGTGTTGAGCCGTCTATTGCAGACTGCTCCCTCCTTTAATAAACTTGTCAAACAGATTACTCCTCTATTTGGGTTTCTTAGCCAACTACAAGTAGATGCGTTAAGACAATTGATGGGTTCAATAATAGATTTATTCCAAGAGTTGAGTTTTCGTGTCACAAATGAACTAAATGAAACGGGACGAGATAAGGACGAACTTCTCAAGGTCGTTGGTCTCATTTCAGACAAAGTGATAGGGGATAATTTTACTTTACTTGCTAATTTGATTCAAACGTATAATCCAATAGTACTACCCGCCAAAATCAGCTCCATTAATGATACGTTAGATGGGTATTCTCTTTCCGAGGGAATTGATGTTGGGCTATATGTCTAAAATTAATGTGTATAGATAGTATAAAAGAATATGACTAAATTAAAAGATGAGGATATTTTCAATCTACTCACAATTACAGGGCGGTATAAAATAATTGGTTCTGCGACTGTCCCGCATCTCCTATACGTCTCTGATTTTGATTTACAAGAATTTTTCAATCGTGTTGCAGTAAAGGATTATCCCGACAAAATATTAGAATTGTTTAGAAAGAAGTATAAAGTTGCTCTCGCAAATCCCGACATTTTTATTACTGACTTCAAATGCGGGGAGGTTGATAGAGAGCCTTTACGCTGGGACAAGAAAACAATCGCAGACGGTTACCAGATGGTAGGTAAGAAAAAAATTACTTTCCAGAAATGTATTTTACAGAAATCTACGGTAAAGATGGATATTATAGCGTTCATTGACGACGACGCAACTGAATTCAGTGAGAATTATTATTTCAAATTAAATGGATTTTTGTCTTATTGTCGTCTGACAAAAGAGGAGGTATTGTATTCTATCAAAGGCGACATTTTAGATTTCTATCAAGAGGGTAATCTTTTCAAAAGTTTTAAGCGTGTCTTTGCTTTCATTCGGTTACGAGATGGTGTTGAGGATAAGCAACTGGTAAAGTTTTTCAATTCGCAAACTGGATTAATCAATAGTATCAAGAATGAACTGGAAATCGTAAAGACAGTCTTGGAAACAGATTTTAAACCCGTCTCCGTAGGTAGGATAACCAAGAATCTTTCTTTAATTCAAAAGCAGTTATTGAAAGTCAAAGAAGAGAGGTTGAGAGAGAAGGCGATTGAGGAGATTGAAGAGATAAAGGGGCTGTCCCAAACCAAACAGATTGGTCGCATTCACGAGATTACCGTCTTTTTACAGAGACGTATTGTCAAGGACACCAGAGCCTTTCTGGAAGCGAATGATAGATTCAAACATTATTTTATATAGGTTAGATGCTTCTGGGTTTTAAGATATAATGATAAGTATATAAAAAAAACGTTGTGTGTTTTGCATTTAGACAAAAAATATAATGTTAGATTATAATATAGTATGAACTTTGAAAATGTGGGTCAGCCAATCGCAATAGTTATCAACTCTGATAAGAAGAAGCCAAATAAAATCTTGTTCGTGGAACACGACAAGACAAAAGTGCATCATCAATTTGAAACCTACAAATGTCAGGCGGGAGAGAAAATCCAACAGTTACCCAATGTGGCTGTTGAGAGAACGATTATTTATACCAGTGGGGCTTCTGGGTCAGGTAAGAGTTACTATATAAAGGACTTCGCCGACCAATACAAGAAGCTTTATCCGAAGCGAGAAGTCTATTTGTTTAGTCCTTTGGCAGATGATAAAGGGTCAATAGACAAGATAAAGGGCTTAAAGAAAATCAAAATCAACGAACCCCAGTTCAAGGCGGACGAAATACCCGCAGAAATGTTTAAAGATAGCCTCGTAATCTTTGACGACGCTGAAGCGATTGCCGACAAGAATCTACGAAAAAAGGTGCTTGGTATCCAGAACAGTATTTTGACAACGGGACGACACCACAATACCAGCATTGCAGTATCGTCTCACACTGCCTGTAACGGAGGGGAAACTAAATTGATTCTTTCAGAGGCACACTCGGTTACCATCTTCCCTTCGGGTTTGGGTGGACGCTCCCTGAAATATTTGCTGGACTCTTATTTCGGGCTTTCCAAGCAACAGATTAAAAAGTTGAAAAGTATGGATGGTCGCTGGGTGACCCTTATCAAGTCTTATCCAATGTGCGTCATTTCAGAGAACGAGGCATATACTTTAAATCCCAAGACGGACGACTAATTTTTTTATATTTAGATAATCTATAGAATGTCTTATAGAAGTGCTTTAAGTAATCCGTTAGCAAATAGTGGCGATGTAGGTCAGGTTATCACAGCGGGGGATACTAATTATACAGTTGATATGGTAACGCAAACACCTCTCGCTTTTGCAACTATTACACTGGGTTCAGGGACGTGGTATATTCAGATGACTGAATTGTTGGCGTTTAACAACGCTACAACCAAATCTGTGGTGTTGTCTTTACTCACAAATGCGTCACCTCCAATTGTTTATTTTACTCGTGGATTAATTTTAGAAGACCCAGCGGGGTCTCCGCTTAATAATGGCATCTCATATAATGACTCAGTAGTAGTTACTCTCACTCAACCTACCATTCTAAAGGCAGTTGCAAATGCTATTTTTACAACAGGTGTAGTAACCGTGTTCTATCCTGCTCTAACGGGGAATAAATTTATTACCGCCACCAAATTGGCTTAAAATAAAATATTTAGGTAGTATATAATGTCTTATAGAAGTGCCTTGAATGTTCCTCAAACGAACTCTGGAAATGTTGGTGCTGTTGTAACTGGGGCGAATCCTGCGACTGCGCTTACTCTTACGACTGGTGTTGGTGCTATTATTGATACAATTACTCTCGGTGAGGGGTTGTGGTTACTTCAAGCATCGGCGTTGCTTGAATACGCATCCAGTGCTTCGGTGACACGTAGTAATTTTTATATCTATTCTCCTGGGGACACTTATCTTGAATTCACCGAGGGAGTTCAAACTACGACGCTAACTGTTAATATGGGGGTTGCTCGGTCGGTGGCAATTAAACTGGCTGTCCCTACTGTAATAACCTTTAGTGTGACTTCAACTTTCAGTGCGGGGTCGGTCTTAATAGATAATCCAGCCATTACAAGCACCCAGTATTTGGTTGCCACCAAATTGGCTTAAAATAAAATATTTACATACTTTATAGAATGTCTTATAGAAGTGCTTTAAGTAATCCTGTAGCAAATAGTGGCGATGTTGGGCGGATTGTATATGGGTTGAATCTTAGCAATAATATTCCTCTTACGACTGGCGTTCAGAAG